CGTACCCTTACGGGTTGTTTCTAATCGTTATTATTCACCAGTACTGACAATGACTGGCTTAGTTGTGTTATATATCCATACGTAGAGTTGTGATTTTCTTGAGATTAAGTGAATAGTAACCTTTATCTCACTTGGATCCTGCTCCCGTGGATGTCCACATGTGATATCGATGCCCTGTTACTCGTTCAGATCTAACGAGTTGCTTAGAAAAGCTTCTACCCCCCGTCTTTGACTACCTGCTTTTTTGTAGGTTCCATTCTTGACCAGTTTAGTAGATGTGAATTGTCTTTAACAGTTTCAACGAAGTGTCACTGAGGAGTTCTAAACTCCTGAGACGTGCCTTCCGAAACCCATGTGAATTCATGAAACATTTTAAACAAGAGCTGAATATGTAGGCTCTGAACTGCGATTTTTGAAGAATCTTACTTTTAAGTTGCCTGGATTTGAGATTACTTAGATGCCAAGGGTGATGACGAATTTCGCACATTCGTCCATCCCGCATTCTTCGCGTACTCATTGTATGACCAGGACTTGTTATCGTTCTCCAGCGATGCTGTCACAAGTATAAAAAAGAAACTCAGCACGTGCCCGTTTGCTTGGTTTTAGTCGACCGAGCGAGCTTACAAACAGACTAGCGTTCTTTCCCCTTTTCAACAACAACAACCGAAACAACGAAGATGACGTTGTGAGCTTTGAGACTTCTCTAGCTCCCCACCATTTGTTCCAGACTCTACTTTGGAGCAACATTTTGCAGATCCAGTTCGATTCCGATCGTTCTGATGATAGCGATTACTCAACCGATGATGAATCGGAAGTTGAATCGAATAGGCCTGAAGAAGGAGCCTTTACCGAACCAATAGTTTTTAGAAACTCTTTTGAGTGCCTCTCTGTAGACACCAATATGGAAGTTAGTAATGAGTCTGAGAGTGAGGTAGACTTTTATTCACCTAACCACCTCAATCCGATTACCGAGGAAAATGAAACCTCTATAGACCAATCCACCGTTTACCAGTTTGCAGCTGACAATGTTGCTGACCAGTTAGCCTTAGGTGGAAACTTTGAACCCAATTATAATACTTGCTTGTTTGATCACGATCACCAAAACACCTGTGATAAGAGATCTGATGGTGACATCCTGTTTTCGATCTACGAAGAAAACGCATATACTCAGGAAGTTGTTAATGACTCTACTTGCTCCAAATGTGGAGAAGTGAGTTTTACCTGTGGATGCGAAGATGATTTTTCAGGATTCGAGTTCCAATCTGGTACTCTACCAACCGTGACTACTGATGAGCGTAAAATTATTACTGAGCGTTTTGGTGCTCTTGATTTCCAATCTTTTAATCTTATCAAAACTACCGAATTTAAGTGGATGGTGCAACTTGTTGAAGATGTGATGGTTTTAGTCCACATGTTATCTCGATGTACCAACCCAACTGACCTTTTTGTTGCACTAGCTACTTTTGCCAAACTGCGAACTGGGGATTCTTTACTTTATTCCCCTTTTTTCGAAGGTCTTAAAAAACAATTTCAAAACTTTTTCCCAAACTTAACCTTAATTGATGATGATAAAATGAAATTTGAATCCGAACAATTCCAAGAATTTTTATGTACGACTCGTTCTGTACTTGACAAGTATGAGGAAGTTAAGAGATCTGTTCTAGTGCAGAAGTTGCACAAGATTTCCATGTACGGTTTAGCCTTCTCTCTTTTTTCGAAGATAGGTATTGATTTTGATACGCTTGGATACGCCAAGGTACAAGAAGAAGCTATACGTCGTAAGTTTCATATGGGAACCGATTTCGTACATTGTCTGATGGATACCCTTCAATTCTTAGCTGAACGAGGGTACCAGATTTACCAGTCTGGTTCCATTGACAAAATTTTCCACTCTGGCAAGTCGTATGAGGCATGGTTTGATGAAGTTAACCTGCTCAAAAGACAAGCTGTTGTGTTAAACACCCCCGAAGTTATGGACTTTACAGAGTCCGACTTTCTTAATCGTCTTAGTGTTGCGATCGAAAAGGGTGATTCGATTGTAACTCACGCATCTAGGCTAGGTGATTATGAGAAAAAGATCACACGCCATTTCCTAGAGGACTTAAAGATTTTGCAAGCTGAGATATTGTGTTCCAGCTACGCTAGACAGAACAGGCTCCCACCTTTCTCTGTTTTAGTGTTTGGCGAGTCAGGCCAAGGCAAATCTACAGTTGTCGACCTTATTTGCTACCATTTTGCTGCTAAGCAAGGACTGAATACAGGTGATGAGTTTACATACACTCGTAATCCTGTCGCTAAGTACTGGGATGGTTTCAAAACCTCCATGCATACCGTCAAGCTTGATGATGTAGCATTCCGGCACCCCAATTCGGCTACTAATGGAGATACCTCCTGTGATGAGTTTATTCAAATCATTAATGGTGTCCCCTTTGTGCCCGATCAGGCTGCTTTGGAAAATAAAGGTAAGGTTCCCCTTCGTGCAAAGTTGGTTATAGCTACGACGAATGCTAAAGACCTCAACGCGCGACATTACTTTTCGCACCCTGCTGCTGCACAACGACGTTTCCCTTTCGTGATTACTCCTATACCTAAGCCCGAATACCAGGGTAAAGGACAAATGTTGGACTCCAAAAAAGTTCAGCATATACCAGGACAATATCCCGACCTGTGGGATTTCAATGTGGAGTATGCGTATGCACCTCCTCGCTGCAACCCCAATTCAATAGGACATAGCAAGGTACAATATGATACAATTCTCGAAGGAGCTGATTTACCCACATTTTTGAAGTGGTTGAATGGAGCTATCGAGTCTCATGATCTTAACCAGGGCAAGATGTTAGAATCAAACCAACACATGAAGAGTGTTGTTCTTTGTGATAAATGTCAAATGCCTGAATACCTCTGTGAATGCCACCCGAACTTAACTCAACAAAGCTTTGGAACAATAATTACTCACACTAGTTCCACTCTTAATTTTATAGTTAACATTTTATATTTAATACAATTAGGATTTATAATAACTTATATTACGAATTTGTCCAATAAATTTAATTCAATAACATCATTTGCACCCTTTAATTATATTAGAACTATTAAGAAAAGATTTATCTATTATACTCGCAATAAGAACTATGCTTTGTCGCGCGAATTTTGGTACGATTTAGGTGTTAAAGCGCAGAGTAAATTTAATACACCAACATTCCTTTTAACTTTAATAACATTATTATCTTTTGGTTATATACTTAGGAAATTCATGAAGACTATCTTTTCTTTCCAAGGAACATCTGGATCTAAACCTAAACCTAAAGAAGAAGGAGAGAGGGAAAACCCTTGGTATTGTCAAGAGTTTGGTCTGACCAAATTTGACGTTCCTTCGGCTTCTCTTGCTCATGATAAAAATAAAGATGAACTTCTTAAAACGCAAATTCAAGCGAATACAGTTTGTTTAACCTTATTAGCAGAAAACTCCTCTGCACCAATTCTAACTAATGCTTTTTGTATACGATCTAATTACTATATAACTACAGCACATTCTATTCCTAATGGTATTTTTAAAATAAGTGTTGTCGATGATATTGAACGATCTAGTGTTTCATCTTCTCGTGTTTTCGTAGTGACTCCGAGTCAAGTTGTACGAGATGATAAGACACAATTCGCAATTATATATTTACCACAATTACCACCGAAAAAAGATTTAAGCAAATATTTAAATGTAACTGAAAAGTGTTTCCGTTCTGACGGGAACTTATTTACTAGGAACATTAATGGTTTTTTAACTACACGTAATTTAACTTGTTTAACCTTACAAAAGAACGTTCAAGTTTCCAATCAATTTTTAGATCTGGCTATCGCTAAAGCCTCTGTGAAGACTCAGCAGGGGGATTGTGGTGGCCCAGTTATGGTGAACACTGTTCAAGGTCCGGTTATAACGGGCGTTCACGTCGCTGGTGATGGACTTCGCGCTGCGTCAATTATTGTGACGAAACAACAAGTTGATGACGCGATTGCGACTTTCGAAGCTTTCGATGTACAATCGGGAACCCCAACATTATCATCTAGCTCGCAGAAGCGTGAGCTTACGACTCTCTCTCACAAGAGTGTTTTTAGGTACATGGAAGATGGTGATGCCAAGGTTTATGGATCTTTTGGCGGTTTTAAACGCCAACCTAAATCAAACGTTTGTAATACATTGTTGCATGAGGCCTTTGTGAAAGAAGGATATGTAGCAAAATATACAGCACCTCAGATGAAGGGGTGGACTCCATGGCGCATAGCTGCGCAAGATTTACTCAATCCCGTTTCAGCAATGAGACATGATGTTTTGGAGGAGTGTGTAGAGTCTTTCACTAATGATTTGTTGTCCGGTCTGAATTCGCGAGATCTCGAGATGCTTGAGATTTATGATGACTTTACTACAATCAATGGTTGTGCTGGTGTAGCATATGTTGACAAAGTGAAAAGACAAACCTCAGCTGGTAACCCCTGGAAGTGTTCGAAGATGCGTTTCTTAACTCCTGATGCTCCACGTGGTGGGAATATGGATCCCGTTATGGTGGATGATGAGATTATGACTCGCGTTAGAGATATGATTGCGCGGTATGAGTCGGGTGAAAGATGTCACCCTAATTTCTGTGCACACTTGAAGGACGAACCAGTGAAACATGCTAAGCGCAAGCTCGGCAAAACTCGCGTCTTTTGTGGCGCACCATTTGACTATACACTCGTTAAACGTAAGTACTTGTTATCGTTCGTAAGATTAGTTCAGAACAACAGGACTCTTTTTGAGTCTGGTCCTGGTACTATTTGTCAATCGAAGGAATGGCACGATCTTTACTTGTACTTGACAAAATTCGGTGATCAGAAGATGATTGCTGGTGATTATAAAGCGTTTGACAAGCGTATGGCTTCTATGTTGATGTTGGGAGCCTATAAAATTATTCGTACTTTATGTGCGAAAAGTGGGAATTATTCTCCCGCTGATTTAAAAGTCATTGAGGGTCTAGCAATGGATACCTCCTTCCCTCTTACAGATTTCAATGGGGATCTTGTTGAGTTCTTTGGGAGTAATCCCTCTGGACATCCCCTCACAGTGATTGTGAATGGTCTGTGCAACTCCTTGTACATGAGATATTGTTATAGGATGTTAAACCCCGAACATGAAGTTCAGTCGTTCAAGAAAAATGTTGCACTGATGACATATGGAGATGACAACGCAGCTGGTGTTTCCGAGGATATTCCTTGGTACAATCACACCGCTATTGCGTCAACTCTTGCTGAAATTGGTGTCACTTATACAATGGCTGACAAAGATGCTGAATCTGTTCCTTATATTCCAATGTCAGAGGTTAGTTTTTTGAAAAGAACCTGGCGTATGGATGAGGATGTGGGATATTACCTATGTCCGTTGGAACACGAATCAATTGAAAAATCCCTACTAACGTGGGTGTCCTCGAAAACGGTGTCTGCTGAAGAGCAGATGATGTCTGTTATGAACTCCGCAGTTCGAGAGTACTTCTACTATGGTAGGAAAGAGTTTGACAAACGTCGAGCTCTATTTGTGAAGGTGATTGAAGAAAATGACCTTAGTTACTGGCATGAAGTTATGCCTTTACCAACATGGCGAGAGTGTTATGACACTTGGATGAAGTCGTCTAATCTTGCCTAAACACATTCGGACTTTTATAGGATAGTCTTTAAAGAACCTTAGCCAGTAGGGCGAGCAATGACCTGTGGGTAGGTCTAAAGCAAAACAAAAACCCCTTTTGAACATAGTTTTACCTAAGTGTTTTGTATAATCCCGAACTCTTTCAAGGAACACTTAATGGATGTATCATAAGAAATTAACCAGAACAAAAGTCAAAGAAGAGGTGTGGTTAGCCTCAATGAAGAATTCAGGGGGAGCCTAGGTTTAAGTTGGCCTAGGATTTCCTATTAAACTTGCTGCTATTTCCCGAAATATTGATAAACTGTCCGAACAGAACGAAATCGTCTCCTCGGTACAGAACCTAACATTCCGTGACGATGAAGTCGGATCCTCGATCTCTGCACCGTCACCCTCGAACCCAATCTACTTAGATTCCTATGATGATGCTTGTCATCTTGGAGACTTTTTGTCTCGTCCTGTAAAGGTAGCATCCTACACCTGGGCGCAAGGTGCTCATTTGGACCAAACGCTTGACATTTGGGCTGCTTACTTTAACACGACACAAATAAAGAAGAAACTGGACAATTACGCTTTTCTACGCTGTAAAATGCACATGAAGGTCGTAATTAATGCTTCACCCTTTAATTATGGTGCTGCGTTAGTGTCCTACAAACCACTCCCCAATTTTGTTGCAGCTTCTGTGCCAGCTGGTACCTCGCGAGATGCAACAATTCTGATGAAGTCACAGAGACCTTACGGTTTTTATATCTTTCCTCAGAATAATCAAGGAGGTGAAGTGGAATATCCTTTCTTCTATCATAGGAATTGGTTGGATGCTACTACATTAGCTGATTTCACCAATATGGGCCAAGTGCATATCAATAGTTTGACGACTCTTGAGAATGCAAACGGCGCAGCTGGTGTTAATGTTGATGTATCTGTGTATGCTTGGGCAAGTGATGTTGCCCTTGCTGGTCCCACAGCTGGTTTAGCCTTGCAATCTGGAAAGATCGAGAAAGATTCGTCTCGTGAGTTCTCCAGCTGTTTGGGCCACTCCATTAAAGCTCTAACCAAATTTAAACTTATTCTTAAACGTTGTACAAAAGCAATGAAAGTCGATAGCTATACCTCTGTAGATAGTCAAGAAAGTATATTACATTCGACTGACCTAGAATTCCAATCAAGTGTGCTTTCAGGAGCCGCTGAAGTGTTCAATTCCTCTGTAAATTCTGTTAACAATTTTGTAAATGAATCTGGTAAGAAAACAATGAACGCAATTAAAGATGTTTCTGGAACTGATGATGAATACGGGAGGGGAGTAGTTTCCCAACCTGCATCTGCTATAGCTGCTCTAACAGGCAAGCTCAAGAAGGTACCAGTTATAGGACCTTTTATGAGAGCTACCTCTTTTGTTGCTGAAGCTGGCGGTAGGATGGCATCAATGTTTGGCTGGTCTAATCCACCAGTTATCAAAGATGTTCTACCATTCCGCAATTCACCATTCCATGCAATAGCATCCCCCGAAATCTGTACGCCTGTAGATAGATTAACCTTGGATCCAAAGAACGAACTTACTGTAGATCCTAGGATTGCTGGTCTTTCCGGCGAAGATGAACTGATGATCGTAAAAAGAGCTCAGCGTGAGAATCACTTGATTACGTGTCCTTGGCTTCAAACCGATGTTACTGACACTGTTTTGTTCTCATCTATTGTTTCACCTAATATGGCGAATGTTAACGTTAACACGTATCATCCAACATTGATGGCTTACGATGCTCACCTTTTCAAATTTTGGCGAGGTGATATGATCTTCCGGTTGAGAGTGATTGGGACAAAGTTCCATCGCGGTAGATTCCGCATTACATGGGACCCAGTGTCCGATATCTCATCCGCAACCGATACTGAGATGACAACTTACACGAGGGTAGTGGATATAAGTCAAGATGATGACTTGGAATTCAGAATACCTTATATGCAAGCTCAACCTTGGTTGTCGGTTGGTTCAACTTTCAAAAGTGCCTATGCCTCCGGGCCGGGCACAGTGCCTCTCCCTGATGAGGCAAATGGAACATTAACTATTAGGGTTTTAAATTGCCTTACGGCACCAGACTCCACATCAAGCGTTAATCTCGCTGTGTCTATAATGATGGGAGATAATTACCAGCTTTGCGATCCTGTAGCTTCGAACGAATATTATTCCGTTTTTGAACCGCAGGCTGGTTTTCTTTTTCAAGCAGGAACATCCGATAAAGACGCGGATAGGTCGAATGATATCGACCGTGATCCGGAAGTTGTACAAATGGCGAACGCTTACGACGCTTCACAGTGTCTACCACTTATATATATGGGAGAGTGTATTAAAAGTTTTAGAACTCTTATTCGTCGAGCTCAGTTTAGTCGCTCAGAGCTGAATGGGAGTGATTCTACTTCTGCCTTCATTGACAATCATTACGACCAGGGAATTTTTCCTTTGTCTTACGGTTATGATCCGAATGGCATACATTCTACAGGCACTGCTAATTTTAATTACACTGTTACAACACCTATGGGGTGGCTTGCCCCTACTTTTGTTGGAATGCGTGGGTCTACTAACTGGTATCTCAACATTAATTCGCCAGAAGACCCTAGCAATTTTGAGTTTCTTAGATTTCCTAACAAGTTGCGCTCACGCGCTGCTTATTTTGGTCGCAAAACTCAAGCACTCACAAATTCTTCCAAGATGAATCGTGAGAACATTACGAACTTTTTACATTCCCGGGCATCGGGTGGAGCTCTAACTAATACGCGCACTCAAAATGCACTTACAGCGACAGCTCCATTCTATAGCCAATTTAAGTTTATATCCACTAAACCTGAGAACTACGTCCTCGGTTCAAGTGAAGATGGTTCGGACCGGCTAACGTTTCAAACCCAATTTAGGCTGCAACCAGCAGCCTCTGGGTATGATGCAGGCTATACCGACCTACAATACTATTGCTCTGCGGGTATTGATTTTACATACCTGTATCTACTAAATGCTCCTACAGTATATTACTATGAAGCACCAGTAACCCCGTAGAGAATTGTCGCATGATCGTTGTGCGGCTGCTAGCTCGTTAGTCGTGGAGAAATCCTTTTTAAAGGAACTCCTAGCTAGATTTAAAACAACCCTGCCCCTTGTGGGTGATTGAAAGTGTACTCTTTTTTACAAGTTTTCAAACACCTGCAGCCCGCAGGTGTGGAATTTTTCCTTGTATTAGACGGTACCTTTTAAATCGTGGTTGTATGAGACGGTC